CTCAACGAGCCAGACGACTTTTTAAAGATTAGGGAAACATTAACCCGAATCGGAGTTGCCTCGCGCAAAGATCAAAAGTTGTACCAATCGTGTCATATTCTGCACAAGCAGGGTAGATACTTTATTGTACACTTCAAAGAACTATTCTTGTTAGATGGGAAACCTTCTAACTTGATAGAGAATGACCTAGAACGTAGGAACACAATTACTACTTTACTAGCTGACTGGGGACTAGTTACTATACTAAAACCAGGAACTGTAGAGAGTCTTGCCCCATTGCGTCAGATAAAGGTCATTCCATTTAAAGAGAAATCGCAATGGGAGCTGTGTCCTAAATATAATATAGGTAACAGTAATGGAGAAAAGAATAAATGACATTTGGAAATCATTTCATAAACTAATGAAATGCAGCAGACTTAATAAAGTTTGTAAAAAGTGTCTAAACTAACAACGAAAGTTGTATAAATAAATGTGGTTGCCGAATTGTCGGGACCACATTTAACTTGCTTAACTAAGGAGAAATAAAAATGGTAAGAAATACTATGAACGTGCCGCGTTCGTTATTCATCGGGTTTGACCCAATACTACACGAACTTGAGAGGATCCACTCAGCTGGAAAGTCCCAAGACAATTATCCCCCACACAATGTTGTGAAGGTTGATAATGAAAATTTCATCATTGAACTTGCCGTTGCAGGATTCTCGGAAGAGGACATTGCAATAGAAGTGAAGGACGGGATTTTACTAGTGAAGGGAAACAAAGATAATGATTCACGCGAATATGCGCATAAGGGAATTTCATCCCGCAAATTTGAGAAGTCCTTCCGACTCTCTGAATTTGTTGTGATTGACGGTGCCAATCTTGAGAACGGAATACTTGTGGTGAATGCCAGAGTTGAAGTTCCAGAAGAGAGGCGTCCTAGGAAGATCGAAATAGGGTCTGCTGGGGCATCAAAGAAGAAGGAGTTCTTGCAAGAGTAACTCCGGTGAGCAGCGAAACTTGGTAGATAATTTAAATATTACTACTGGAGAACAACATGAAACATATTATTCAATACATGAATAAGTATGAAGACGTTGCCGAGACCTTAAAGAATTGCACACTATGTCTATTAACAGCTACAATCATATTAGGATTGGCGCCATTAATTGTGATGTTACAAGCTGCAAATTTTTAAGTTCAAACTGACAAAAATCATGCGGGGGACGTCAAAACTCCCCCAACCTTTTACACTTATTCGTACATAAAAGTGTCATGACCTTACACTTATTCGTACATATAAATGAAATATCCCTTTACTTTCCCACCATTATGTGATATAATATACATATATTAAACAGGTGACAAATTCGTTATGAAATTCTACACAAACGTAACTCGATACGGTAATATGTTACTCTATCGCGGCTATGAAAACGGCCATAAGAAACAAGAAAAAATCAAATACAAACCAACGTTGTTTGTAAATACCCCCAAACCTACAGACTGGAAATCACTAGATGGTACTCCAGTTGCTCCTATCCAAATGGATTCAATGCGTGATGCCAAAGAATGGATTCATGCTAATAAGTCTACAGCAGGTAGACACATCTACGGCAACGATAGGTACATACCAGCATTCATTAATGATACGTTCCCAGGGACGATTGAGTTTGACCGTAATCGGATTAATGTAACATCATTTGACATCGAGGTAGCCTCAGATGAGGGTTTCCCACAGCCAGATGTTGCTGATTACCCAGTAATATCCATAGCGATGAAGAACAACATTGACAACATCTATTACGTGTGGGGTCTCAATGACTACGATGTGTCAGCAACTCTAATGAAAGACCATCAGGTAATCTATAAGAAGTGCTCGAGCGAAGCAGAACTTCTGTCTCAGTTTATCTTGCATTGGTGTCACCCCGCTCATTGCCCAGACATTATTACCGGCTGGAATATCAGATTCTTTGATGTGCCATATCTAGTCAACCGTACACTTAAAATCCTAGGCGAAGACATGGTTAAAAAGTTCTCTCCGTGGGGATTGGTAGACCAATACGATGTCAAGATGATGGGTAGAGAACAGGTTACATATGACCTCAAGGGTATATCAACTATTGATTACCTAGAACTATTCCAAAAGTTTGGATACTCTTATGGTACCCAAGAATCCTATAGACTAGATCACATTGCTAATGTAGTACTCGGCGAGAAGAAACTCTCATATGCCGAACACGGTTCACTGCATACCTTATATAAGTTTGACCATCAGAAATTCATTGACTATAACATTAAAGACGTAGAGTTAATAGAACGGCTGGAAGACAAGATGGGTCTTATTACTCTCTGTCTTACAATGGCTTACCAAGGTGGTGTGAACTACTCAGACACCTTCGGAGTAACATCTATCTGGGAATCAATCATCCACAGATACTTGTATGCAAACAAGACTGCCATTCCATTCTATGAGAACAAGATCAAGTCGGACTATCCTGGTGGTTATGTAAAAGATCCCATGGTTGGTCTACACGAGAACGTGGTATCCTTCGACCTTAACTCCCTGTATCCATCACTCATTATGCAGTATAATATGTCTACGGAGACTATTGCTAATGGTGAAGTTATGAACGTAGACATAGAGAAACTACTGGATGGTTATACATTCGATAACCCAGGCAAAGCTATCGGTGGTAATGGTCAGATGTTTAGAACCGATAAGAAAGGTTTCATGCCAACTCTCGTAGATGGTATGTATAGTGAACGTGTTGGAGTCAAACAAGATATGATTCAAGCACAGAAAGAACTACAGAAGGTTGATAAGAAAGATAAACAGGCTCTGTATGCCATTGAAAAGAGAATTAACATTGCTGAGAACAGACAGATGGCAATCAAGATTCTACTAAACAGTTTGTATGGCGCTATGGGTAACAAGTACTTCCGATTCTTTGACCAGAGAATTGCCGAGGCTATTACACTATCAGGTCAGCTTACAATCCGATGGGCCGAGGTTGCCATTAACAAATATATGCAGTCTATTCTTAAAACCAATAAGGACTATGTGATCGCAATCGACACAGATTCTCTCTATGTGAATATGGACGACCTAGTTAAGGCTGTGAATCCTAGTAACCCTATTGACTTCCTAGATGCAGTTGCCTCAGAGAAACTAGAACCAGTACTCGCAGAATCTTATGATAACCTCTACAAGATGATGGGTGGTATCCAGAACCGAATGGTTATGAAACGAGAAGTAATTGCCGATCGTGGTATCTGGACTGCTAAGAAACGATATATACTTAATGTGTTCGACAATGAGGGTGTAAGATACTCGGAACCTAAACTTAAAATCATGGGCATTGAGGCTATTAAATCCTCTACGCCAGAACCATGTCGTGATGCTCTAAAAGAAATCTTTAAAGTGATTATGGTATCCGACGAGGCTACAGTGCAGAAGTCCATTAAACAATTCAAACAATACTTCTGCTCACTATCAGCTGATAGAATTGCATTCCCACGTGGTGTATCAAAGGTGCGTGAGTATAAGGATACTACTACCATTTATAAGAAGGGTACTCCAATACATGTTCGTGCAGCATTGCTACACAACAAACTATTGGTAGATTATAGTCTAAACAAAAAGTATGAACCTATTAAGAATGGCGAGAAGATCAAATTCATCTATCTCAAAACACCTAATAGCCTTAAAGAGAATGTAATTGGATTCACCCAGTATCTACCAGAAGAATTTAAACTGGCTAAATATATAGACTACGAATTACAATTCGAGAAAACATTCTTAGGTCCTATTGAACCTATACTTAAATCAATCGGATGGTCGTCCGAAGAACAATCCTCATTGGAAAGTTTTTTTAAATAACCCTTTACTTTTGCACAAAAATGTGTTATAATATATACAATAACGGAGAAAAATATGAAATTAGTAAGATTATCATCAGGTGAAGAAATCATCGGAAACGTAAAAGACAATAGAGATAATAGTATCACTATTACAAATGGCTACAGCCTCATTCCAGCGGGTGAAGGTAAGATCGGATTCATGCCTTTCATGGCATATACTGAAGCAGCCAAGGGTATTACAATTGCCGATAGGTTTGTTCTATTTGTAGTTGAACCCAACGCTCAACTTGTAGAACAAATCCAGCAGATGGATTCTAAAATTGTAGTACCAAAACAGGGAATCATTACGGGAGTATAATATGCAACCAAGATATCCTATTTACATCATCTCTAAAGGTCGTGCAGATTCTAGGCTTACAGTCAAGACTCTGGACGACATGGGTGCTATGTATAGAGTGGTTATTGAGAAATCAGAATACGAGGCTTATGCGGCAGTAATTGATCCTAGCAGACTTCTTATGTTACCAGACGATTTCCGAGATAATCCACGATGGGCTCGAAGGTGTGAAGTAACCGGCCTGCTAGGTGGTTCTATCCCTGTAAGAAATTGGGTATGGGAACACTCCATCAACGAAGGACACAAACGTCATTGGATTCTGGATGATAATATCCATAACTTCTATAGGTTACATAACAATAGAAAGACCAAGATGACAACACCTACGTGCTTTAGAACATGCGAAGACTTTACTGATAGGTATACCGATGTTAAAATGTCTGGTATGAACTATGCGTTCTTCTGTCCGGCCTTTACCAAACGTCCACCATACTATCACAATACCCGAGTATATTCGTGCATCTTATTGTCCAATGACATATATCCGAAAATCTCTTGGCGTGGTAAGTTCAATGAGGATACCGACCTGTCATTAAACGTAATGAAATCAGGTTTCCATACATTCCTATTTAATAATATGTTATGTGGTAAAATTGCTACACTTACAATGAAAGGTGGTAACACCGAAGAGGTCTATAGTATCGAGAAAGCCGGTACTAAACATGACCGTAAGGGTGACGAGCTGTTTGATGAAAGACTAGAGTTTGCAGAATCACTACATGCTCAACATCCAGATGAAGTTAGGATAACTCGTAAATGGGAAAGATGGCATCATCATATTGACTATACCATTTTTCAAAACACTAAACCGACTAAGAAGCCAGACCTTGAGATACCTAAAGGTTCCAATAATTATGGTATGAGATTAGTTAAACTAAATAATAGTGACGCTCTAAATGAGCAGGAGGAACTAGATGTCGAATAAAGACGTAAATAAATCCATTAACTATGAACCACAGAGTTTGTTTGTACTTGATGGAACCGAAGAGGAATCCACACCCTACGATTGGGATGGTATGCCAGATTTTAACCAGCCACAAGCTGAAGCCCATAAGATGATCAAGATCCGCTTTAGAAATGAAGAGGACTATAGAGAATTTGCAGAACTGATCGGTCAAAGAAATATGACCCATAGAACCAAAAGTATTTGGTACCCAGTTCTTGATAAGAAAGCTCATTCTCTTATGAGATACATTGATGAGGATCAGATGGATACTACTGACATAGAAGAGGTTTTAGACTAGTGACTAATGATTGGTTAGAAGACTTTAGCAAAGAAGTGCTTGATAATTTAAGTGCACAAACTGATATCCAATTTCCAATGTATGTCCCGTCAAAGGGCAGGAGTGACTTAAAGCTTACTACTAAAGCTCTATCCGATGTTGATATTCCATTCTATGTAGTAGTAGAACCACAAGATTATAACGACTACTTAGAACACTATGATTCAACACAATTGGTTAAGATGGATAAAGACAACCAAGGCATTGGATATGTTAGAAATGCTTGTAAACAACATTCGATTTCTATAGGTGCTGAATACCATTGGCAACTAGATGATAACATAAAAGATTTTAGAATCCGAGAAGATGGTAAGAACGTAGTAAAAGATA